GCCATGCTGGGCGCGTGGATTGCCAAGGCGCAAAAGGGTAAATCGAGATGAAAGCGGCAACCGCGCCAACGCGGCGAACTCCGGTTCTCGGTGCGCGAACTTCAACAACGCGCTCTCGAACTCGAACTGGAACATCAGTGTTCGGGCCGCCGGTGACGATTATCTATGACACGGTCGGGCCGCTACGGCACCCCGGCCAGGCCACATTTCAGATGGTCAGCTCGGTTTACCTGCTTCGGCAAACACATTTAGGGGTCTGGAGAACGGTGAGTAGTGAAAATCAAAAACCGCGCCAGCAAATATTTAAGGAAGTCATGGGTAAGAAACACAAGGATTTGTTCCCGCGCATTGTGGAAACTAGTAATCTCTACAGTGCGTATCACAAGGCAGCAAAAGGCAAGCTTTACACAGGTGGCCACCTGGTGTTTAAGCAGAACTTGGCAGCGAACATCAGTCAGCTTCGCCAGGCACTGATTACCGGCAGCTACCAGCCGGGTCCGCCGAATCTATTCTGGGTGTACGAACCCAAGCCACGGGAAATCACGGCCATGCCATTCATGGATCGCGTTGCCCAGCACGCACTTTGCAATGTAATCGAACCCATATTCGACAAAGTTTTCTTGCCGGCCAGTCACGCATGCCGAACCAATAAAGGCACGCACTCAGCGGCCATTGCAGTTCAATCCGCGTTGCGGCAAATGGGCAAATCCGGCACCAAAATCTGGGTATTGAAAACCGACTTCAGCAAGTATTTTTACAGCGTCAGGCGCGATGTGCTGCACGCCGAGTACCGGCGCAAGATCGCCTGCCAGCCAACTCTCGACCTGATCACCAAAATCATTCCCGCTGAAGGCACGGGCCTGCCGATTGGCAACTTGGCGAGCCAGCTCTCAGCAAACCTGTATGGCCACATTATCGACCGATGGCTAGCCCACAAAATAGGCGTTACCCGGTTCTTCCGCTACATGGACGACATCGTTGTTCTTGCGCACAGCCGAGAAGCGCTGGACGTGCTGCGCATGGGCATGCAGTGGTTCGCCCAGGCAACGATGGGCATGAACTTCTCGAAATGGAGCCTTCAGCCGGCCAGTCGGGGCGTGAACTTTGTCGGATACCGAATCTGGCCAACGCACAAGCTTTTGCGTCGGGACTCGGTTACCCGGGCAAAACGCAAGATCAAGCGCTACACAAAACGTGGCGAAACCGAAAATCTGGATAAGTTCTTGGCGTCATGGCGCGGCCACGCGAAATGGGCTGATTCTCACAATTTGATGAAAACACTTGGGGTAGCAATATGAACGACGCATACAGCCCTCACACGGGCGAGCACATTCAAACCAACGACCCGGCACCCTGGATGGGTCGGGCCGGAGTTGAAGCCCCGGAATACGACAGGGCCACTCAAGGTTGTTTCTGGCGAGGTGATACCTGGGAGGTTGTTGCTGCCGTACCCGATCCTGGCCCAGTGCCAGAAACGGTAACGCGCCGTCAGGGCCGGTTAGCACTGCTGCAAACCCCGCACGGGGAAGTCACTAAACTGGATGCCGTCGAGGCGGCCTTGGAATCCATTTCAGACCCCATGCAAAAACGTGCTGCCATGATTGAATACGACGCCGATACATGGGCGCGCAACAATGCATTTTTGCAAGCGATGTGGGCCCAGCTTGGCGGTACCGAATCTGAGTTAGATAGCCTATTCAGGACGGCCGCTACTCTTTAAGCGTAGCTGCGTGACAATTATCCAGAGCCGCCCTCCTCGCGGCTCAAAATATTGGGAACGATCTACCCCGAGGCGTTCCCATGACACAAGCACCAGAATACTCTCGCCAAAAAAATTTCACGGACAACAGCGGCGATCGGACCGATCACGCCGCGTTGGACGCAGAGCTGGATAATGTTTCCACTTCGATCAATGCGCTAAGAGCCAACCAGGCTCTATTGCAACGCGACGATGGCACGCTCGTACATAAATCAGTTGGGTATGACCAACTAACCGATCAAGCCAAACAGGGTTTAGCCACGCCTGGCCCCAAGGGCGACACGGGAGCGCAAGGCCCGCAAGGTCCGCAAGGAATTAAGGGAGACAAAGGCGACAAAGGCGACACCGGCGCTTCATTTGAAGCGGATGTTCTCGCCTTATTCTCACAACGCTCCACTTACGACAACCAGCCCGCCAATTTCTCATTTATGGCCGTTGACAACGGCATGCTGTACTTCAAGCTGTCGAATGCCAGCGGCGATTGGTCAAGCGGGTATGCCTTTGGCAAAGGCCCAAAAGGCGACACGGGAGCGCAAGGCCCACAAGGCCCTATTGGCCTAACAGGGCTGCGCGGGGAGAAAGGTGATACGGGCGTACAGGGGCCGCAAGGGCCAACCGGACCAGCCGGCGTTGTTGATTACACCAGGGTGATACTAAATGACCAGGTTTCGCCGCAAACAATGCAAGGGTCACTCAATCTGCAAAGTTTGAGCGCGGCCCAAAACATCACTGCGCAGTCTTTCATTTTTTCTCAGGATACTCGCCTTGATATCGTGTCCGGCCGCTTGCGTGTCGCAACAAATCAACAAACCCCGCAGCTCAAAGGGGTGCATGCCAGCAGTTATTTATCAGCCGGAAATAGCAAAAACAACACAGGCTTTTTGATTTCGACTGGCGCTGACATAGGCACCCTATTCGACCCTGCAGGAGCAGCCGATAACAAGCTTGCAACCGTGGATCCCACGGCAGTTGTGCTCGATATTTCTGCAGCAACAACGATCACCCTCTCTCTAACGGTAGTGGGCACTGAGGTGAAACTGTCCGGGAGTGTTTCATAATGAAAAGCAGATATAAGACGCTTGGCGAACTGCGTGCTGACCTACAACGTCGTTTGGGCTTTGTTGCCACCGGCCCAGGGTCATTAAATAACCGCCACTTAATAAACTCGTTTCTCCAAGACGCCCACAGCTTTGTTTGTTCCGAGGTTGATGTAAAAAATCTCGTTCGGCGCGGCCTAATCATCCTTTCTGCAGGCTCTCGTTTATACGATTGGCACAACGATGCCGATGATGAAGAAATTGATCCCGGGCGAGTGCAAAGCATTTGGGTGCAAATAAGCGACCTCAACCCGGTTAAGTTGACTCAGGGCATCAACGAATATCAGCGATCGTACACAGATTTACGGTCCTACCCGGAGCGCTGGGATCATGTGAATGGGCAAATAGAAGTGTGGCCGACGCCGGATCAAGCCTATTCAATGATCATTTGGTATACCGCACCCGAGGCTAGGTTCGAGCGCGACTCAGACCGCCCCAGCGTTCCGCATGACCTGGTATTCCAATATGCCATTTCGATGGCAAAAGCACATTACCGGCATCCGGACGCACAAATATATGGAACCATGTTCGAGCGTCGTTTGCGTAAGTACAAGGCTCGGCAGCATGAAAACCAACGGTATTTCATGCGAGGCAATGCCAGCGGCAATACCCCTCAAGTCGCCAGAACCGCTGACGGCGGCTATACCCTAAGAGTGTGACATGGCTGTCAAATCGATTACTTTCGACAAGTTTGATTTAGGCATCGACCTGCGTAAAGGTGCGTCAGTCTCTGACGCCAATCGCTTGCGAGACATGACAAACGCCTACGTAACGACCGGCTTGGCCACACAGAAACGCCCGGGCCTGGTGAAGGTCGCAGAACTTACGCCAGGAACAAAAGGACTGTTCGCCGCATTCGGCAAGCTCAATTGTTTCTATTCAGAAGGAACGATCAACCTTGGAACCGGGATTTTCAATGCAATCAAATTGACTGGGTATGCAGCAAAACTCAAGGAAGTTTGGTTTGCTGATGTTTTCAATGGGCAGATATATACGTCGGTTGAGTATGAAAATGGCGTCGTTAGGCACCATTACACTGACAACGTAACGACCTTGATAACTGATGGCAACTGTCCGCACTCTAAAGCTGTCATCAAGGCCTCGACTGCAAACAAAATATTTGCCGCTAATGGCGAAACGGTTCGGTATTGTGCAACCGACAAGCCGCGCGACTGGACCACTGCAAATGATGCAGGGTTTCTACCTACTGGATTACGTTTTCAGGGTGCGCGCGACGCAAAAGCGCTCGGAATTTATAAGAACAACTTAGTAGTGCTTACGCAAGATGGGGGCCAAACGTGGTCTGTTGACCCAGACCCGACTCGCATGGCGTTGACAGACACTGTCGATAACGTTGGCACAAATTTCCCAAAAACCGTTACCAACGTGTCCGGCGACCTTTATTTCTTATCGGATTTTGGCTTTCGTTCGATTACTACCCAGCAATGGACAAACAACCTATCTGACGCGGATGTTGGCTCTCCAATCGACGATTTAGTCAAGCCAGTAATTAGAAACACCCCATTTGTTCCGACTTCCTTTTTCCATTACGGAACAGGGCAATACCTGTGCATAGTTGGAAACATTATTTTTGTTTATTCGCTGTCCAGGTCTTCAAAGATAGCGGCCTGGTCAAGGTACACCATTCCATCCACAGTTGACGCTTTTGCTGAACTTAATGGAACTCTGTACTTCCGATCGGGAGACAGCGTTTACCGATTCGCACCCGATGCGTATGACGATGACGGCCAGCCATTCAAAGTTTCTCTCGAACTCCCCTATATGGACCTCAAAGCACCAGGCCAGTTAAAGCAGATCATGGGAGTTGACTTGGTCATGGAAGGAGAGTGCGACTTTTCCATTGGCTTCGATGTGCGCAATGCGGACTGTTATACGCCAGTTGTACGACTTCGCGGCAACACTCGACCAGGCGGGATGATCCCGATGTCTTGCAGCGGCACTGAATTTTCGCTGCGCTTTAATTGCCTGAACAAAAAACTATTCAGGCTCGACTCTGCCACGTTGTATTACGAAGAACTCGGGGCGATATGAAAGCGTTTTTTATCCAGGAGCCAGAGCAAATCGATTCACAATTACATCGACTGCTACCGGTATTTAACCGCCTGCCCGAAGTTAAGGAATTCAAGCCAGAGCAATTATTTGAGCTGGCTAAACAGAATCGAGTTGTGATCGGGTATCTCGAACAAGATGGAGAGGTCGTCATGGCCGGAGCAATGGAGTTTATTAACTACCCGAACATGACTTCACTAAACATCATTGCCTTGGCCGGCAGCAACCTAACCAAGGCCCATGCGCTTTTCATGGATTCGCTCTTTACCTTCGCACGGCAAGCTGGCGCAACGTATATAGAAGCCCTCTGCCATGACCCAATGGCCCGGCTGTTAACTAAATATGGATTTAACAAGTCATACACGCAAATGAGGATTGAGGTATGAAATCACATGAACATTTAATCATTGGCGGACCATGTATCCATGCTTGGCCAACATCAAAAGCCGGGAAACTGCGCCCTGGAAAAGGGGGTGGTGGTGGCGGTGGAGACGGGGGCGCTGCAAAAATGGAAGAAGAGCGCCAGGCTCGGCAACGCGCTGCCCTGGCCGCAATTAACAATATTTTCAATTCAGCAAACCGAGACCAACTCTATCAAGAGCAACAGCAAGCAGTCACGCAGTTGAATCGTGATGAAGTCTTGCGTCAGGAGCGGGAAGCCGAGCGGCAAAACCGGTTCGGGTTGGCGCGTGCCGGGCTATCTGGAGGCTCCGTCGACGTAGACAGTAATGCAGAAATTGGCCGCATCACCAACGAAGGCATCATGAAAGCTACCGGAATCGGGCAAAATGCCGCAGCCGACCTCAGAATGCAAGATGAGCGCACCCGACAATCCTTAATCGGCATGGCGCAATCGGGTATTGACGCTGGGGCAGCTTCGCAATCGGCACTGCAAGGCTTAAGCGCCAATGCGGCTAATGCGACGAGCGCGGCATCTGGGGCCACCGTGGGGAGTTTATTTGGCGACCTTGCAAACGCTTATATGTACAACCAGCAGATGAAAGCATTTCAGCAAGGTATGGCGCCGTACCGAGAGGATCGGATAGGAAACGCATCAGTTCGGAGCGGTGGCACCGCCGGCCGCGTCGTTTAAGGGAGGCAATAAAAATGGATCCGTTCACCATAGCGGGCCTGGTCGCAGCGATCGGCGGTGCTTTTATTCAGAACCAGGCACAACAAGACGCTGCAGCCCGGCAACAACGAGCTATTCAGGAATCTCTCATGCGCCAACAAAACCTGCAGCGTCAGGCCGAACAGGCTGCCATGAAAAAGGCTACGGAGTTCAACCCCGATGATCGACTGGATAAGCAAAATGTTATTGAACAGCAACTGACCACGGAAATGCTGGAGCCAGTCAAACAAAACATGGCTGAGCGGGTTGAAGCTCCCAGCGTGCAGGGCGACGTTTCTGATGATTACTCAACTGCCCGGGCCTCATCCATGGCTCAACAAGCGAAAACTGCCGAGGCGTTGGCGCGAATCTTTGGCCGAATCGGATCGGCATCGCAATTGCGCCAAAACGAAGCTATAGGCATTGGTGATACGGCCAATGAAATTGGAATGCTCAAAAACTTCTCAAGGGGGCAGCACGCCGCCGACCAGGTCGGCATACAAAGCGCCGGCATTCCAGATGGCGGATCAATGCTCGCAGGAAGCGTATTGCAAGGCGTAGGTACTGTCGGAATGATGGGCGGATTTGATGGCTTGAGCAATTCAGCAAAAGCAGCTGGGTCAAACGTTTGGTCTGGCGCCAAACCGGTAGCGCAAACAAATAATGTCGGGTTTACCGGTAAAGGCAACCTTGGACTTCGACTCTTTGGGTGACAAGTATGAGAACTACTATTCCTGTTGACGGTTTCGCCGGCGGTCTGGCAGCAACGCTCGGGCCAGCCATTAAGGCGCTTTCCCAAAACAAAGGCTCATCGCTAATGGCAGGCGCACAAGGGGCGCTAATGGGGGCGCAGACAGCCGCGGCAACCGAAGAAGCGCGCGACTTAAGAATGACAAACGACAGTCGGGCAAATCCATTTGCACTTCTTGAAGATCCCCAGATCGCAGAATACGCGAAATCGAACCCAACTTATGCGAACGCTTTGCGAGTAGGTTTGGGCTTATTCGGCGCTACTGGAGAGGGGGACATTGCTGGCATGCTCTCGAAAATCCAAGGCTCCGACCTTACTGGGCAAGGAGTCGCACGCGGCAACGCGGGGGATGTAGCAAACCAAAACCGGTTAGTAGCAGCTGCAAATGGAAATACTTACGAGCCATTTAAAGCGGTTGGCAACACAGGCTTTGCAATTGATTCTGGCACCGGGGAAATTAACGCAGGGAACGTGGGGCTTTCAAACTTGTTCATTGACAAAGAGCGTTCCGGAATGAGCGAAGCTGAAGGCCAGCCATTCGAAGTTTCTCAAAACGGCGTACCCGTTTTGGTTCAGCGGTACAAAGATGGCAGCATACGCCCCGTAAATGACTTCCAGCCTAAGTTGCGTGATGATTTTGCCATTACCACCAACCCAGACGGCACGGTGAGCGTAACCAAGGGCACAAAACCGCCAAAAATAACTGAACAGCAGTCTAAAGACCTGGTCTATCTTGAGCGCGGTGAGGCAGCTTTAGCAAATCTAGATCAAATTGATGACGTTCTGGCAAATGCGGTAGAACGCGCATCAGGCTCAATCCCGTTAGCAGGTAATGCCTTGGTTTCCGAAAATTTCCAAAAGGCGCAGCAAGCCGGTCGCGAGTTCCTTGCCGCTGTATTGCGCAAAGATACGGGTGCAGCTATTACGCAGCAAGAAATGGAAATTTATGGCGAAACTTATTTACCGCAACCATTTGATACCCCTGCCGTGCTCGAACAAAAAGCACGGGCGCGTCGAACGGCTCTTGATGCAATACGCAAAGGACTTTCTTCGGTGGCTGACATGGCCACTCCTCGGCCAGGCGGCCCCCTGCCATCCCCGAATGGCGGGGTGCAGCAAGCAACTCCTCCGCAATCAACCTTAGCCCCGAAAGGTCAAGGCCGCCCCTTTGAATACGAGGGGCGTCGCGGCGTGATGTATCAAGACGGCTCTTATGAATGGGTGAACTAATATGGCTGATCCAGCAACCTTTGCCAAGCAATACGGCGGCATCGCTCAAAAAGTCGGCCAGCGCCTAAACGTCGACCCCTCCATCCTTTTGGGTCAATGGGGGCTTGAAACCGGATGGGGTAAGTCTGTGATTCCTGGCACCAACAACCTGGGCAACATTAAAGACTTCTCTGGAGGTGGGGTGGCCGCGATCGACAATATGACCGGGTCAAACGACAACTATCGAGCATTCGAGACGCCCGACGCATTTGCCGATCATTACGCTGGACTGATTGAGCGCAAGTACCCTGGCGCAATCGGTTCGGGCAAAGACCCCCTGAAGTTCGCCCAGGCGCTCAAAGCCGGCGGCTATGCAGAAGACCCAGCCTATATACGTAAAATGGTCAATGTGACCAAGGCTGTGCGTAAAGCTCCGGGCGTTATGGACATGATTGCATCGGCGGTGTTCCCTGCCGCCAATGCCGGCACGCTGCCTAAGCTTGATATGTCGAAAGTAAAATTTCTGGACGAGTCTGCGCCACTTGATATGTCGAAAGTTAATTTCGTTAATACCGAGATACAGCCGCCCTCTTCAGCGCTTGAAAATAAGCCACCACGACTTCCTGACCTTGATATGTCAAAGGTGCGGTTTTTGGATGAATCAGCATCGGATGACGATAGCTCATTTGTTGAGAGTGTCGGCAACGCGCTGATGCAAATCCCTCGACAGGTAGGCTTAACGGCCAGACACGGGCTTGAGGGAGTTGGCCAAGCAGCGCAGATACTGACCGAGCCAATTCGAATGGCAATTAATCCCGCGCTCGAAGCATCTGGTTTGCCTCAAGCAAGCACAACTGGCAGCACCATGTCTGCCCTCGCAGATACGTTAGGCCTGCCTAAGCCAGAAGGGGCAACAGAACGTGTTGTCGGAGACATTACCCGCTTAATGGCTGGCGCTGGCGGTGTATCGGGCACGGCAACTAAGCTTGCGCAAGGCGCGACCGGAATCACTCAATCCGCGCTTAGCGCCTTAGGCACAAACCCTGGGCAACAAATTCTTTCAGCGGCTGGCGCCGGGGGCGCTGGTGGTTCCGTGCGCGAAGCTGGCGGCGGACCGGTAGCTCAAGCAGTGGCGAGCCTGGCCGGTGGCATTGCGTCTCCTATTGCTGCCAACGCTGTTCAGCGTGGCTCTGCGGCTGTAGGCCGGCGCCTGCCTGTTGTTGGCGCCACAAGTCCGCAACAGGTTGAGCAGCGAATTCAATTAGAAATGAGCCGTTCTGGCGTTGACTGGGCTGCGGTACCAGAACGTGTACGCCAACAAGTTCGGTCCGAAGTTGAGAAGGCATTGCGGACCGGCGACGATTTAAATGCCGACGCCGTTCGTCGATTAATCGAATTTGCACGGGTTGAAGGTGCCACTCCAACCAGGGGAACTCTAACTCTGGATCCGGTCCAGCTGACACGCGAAAAGAACCTGGCCAAAAGCGCAGCCAATTCCAGCGACACAGGCCTGCAAGGGCTGGCCAGGATTGAGAACGAAAACAATGCTGCGCTGATTCGCGCACTAAACCAGCAGGGAGCCGATTCGGCAGACGATGCTTATGCGGTTGGCCAGCGAGCCATTGACCAGATCCAGGGCGGGCTGGATTCGCGCAAGTCTCAAATAGACGCCCTTTATTCAGCCGCTCGTGACTCGCAAGGTCGGAGCTTTCCGCTCGATGGCCGAGCGTTTGCCGACAACGCCATCAAGGCGCTGGATGACAACCTTTCCGGAGGGTTTCTGCCGCCCCAAATCCGCGATCACATCAACAAGATTAGCGCCGGGGAAGTTCCTTTTACTGTTGACTACGCCGATCAACTGAAAACGGTCATCAGTACCTTGCAACGAGGATCTACCGATGGAAATACGCGGTACGCGCTTGGGTTGGTTCGCTCTGCTCTTGACGATGCGCCACCGCTACCGCTTGGCCAGCAGACCGCAGCTCAGGGAGCCAGAGCCGTAAACCCCGGCAACCTGCCTGCTGTAGCCAATGACGCCACCCTTGGTCAGGATGCCATTGACGCCTTTAACAAGGCCAGGGCAGCGCACCGCAACATGATGAAGTGGGTTGAGTCTTCACCGGCCATCAAAGCTGTGTATGACGGTGACGCAACGCCAGATCAATTCGTCAGCAAGTTCTTGATCGGCTCAGGGGTGAGTACAAAAGACATGGCTACGATCAAGCGTGCTGTCGGTGAATCGCCCGAGGCACTGCAATCGATCCGCTCTTACATTGCGACCTGGCTGAAAGACAAGGCCTTAAGCGGCGCTTCTGATGAGGTGGGGAAATTTAGCGCTACGAATTACAACAAGGCGTTGAAAGCGCTGGGCGGCAACAAGCTGTCGGTATTTTTCGATCCGCAGGAGATCGAACAGCTGCGCGCCATAGGAAGGGTTGGTAGTTACATGACTGCTCAGCCAGCGGGAAGCGCGGTTAATAATTCGAATTCTGGCGCACTTGTGCTTGGCCGTGGTATGGACTTCCTGGATGCTGTGAGCGCCAAGGTTCCGCTACTTGGTATCGGCCCGACCATTCAGGGCGTAATTCAGGGAACCCGGCAAGGTGCCGCGCAACGAGTTGCCCCGTCGCTGGTTAAACCAGCCCAGCGGGTACCGCTTTCGCAGCTCGCTGTGCCGGCTTCTGTTTACGGTTCTTTATTTGGGGCCTCGGCTGTTCCACCAAGCCAGGATGACCGCCGCCCCTAACCAACCGAAAAAAATTGGGTCCATTCCGAAAAGTGTATTTGGTTCCATATCAATAGCACGTAGTCGATATGCTCCCGCCAAAATTATTGCTTGTGCAATTAACAAAGTTTCTTGGTGGGGGCTGATAGGCATTCTTAAAAGATTGCCCTATTGCGTAAAGAAGAAATGGCGTTGGGTCAACATGCTGCCCATTCACAACTTGTTGTCGGCCATTCTGCCGAGACTTTTCCTCGCTAACCGAAACCAGCTCAGCATATTTTTCTGAAACACGGTAATCGTATTCTTCCTGAGTAATTTTCTTATCCTCAAGTTGTTTAGCTGCATAGACTCGGTAGGCGTTAAAAGCATGAACTTGCGCCGCTTGAGGATCGAGCTTCTTGGCCAACTCAAATACATTACGCGAATACTGAACGAGCGTTATTTCGCCATTTTCGAGCTGCTCAGCCCACATTTCATCCTGCTGATCAAAAACTTTCTGAACATCTTCTGGGTGGATGGGAGCGTTTTTAGTTTTATACGCCAGCGCACGTCCCTTAAGGACATACCAACAATTTTGTAGCAATCCCGACTCCTTTGTTATCGAGATCGAGGCTATTCCATTGGCTCTTTTTGCATAAGCTGCTATTTGCAAATCATGAAGCACCATATCGTCAGAAATGCTTGCGTCGAGCGAATTTCTCTGGCATCGACTTGCCTCAACAGGTCCCACTGGCTCCGCGTCATTTGGTATTGAATCGCCGATAGCCACAAAATTGGCGGCGTTTTCATCGAAATATGTAGAGGGACCGACCTGCATATTCGATGTGCTGGCACAACCTGTTAATAGCACGGCTGAAATCAATACAAATAATTTCACTTTCATCCCCTTGAGAACTTTTCTCGGTTTTAACGTTTTCTAGAACAAAAATCCACCCCCTGCCTTGCTGAAACCCATAATGATAAACACCGGATGTCAAAGAAATTGCTCAGCAATCAAGGGGAATATATATGGAACACAAACCGAGTGAATCGCGGATACGGTTCGACCCAAAATTCGATTTCGGAAACGTGCTTACCTTACTTGGTTTGTTGGCCATGCTTGCCGCCGCCTGGGTAAATCTGGACAAGCGTGTGGTTGTTCTCGAGGAAAACCGAAACGCGCAAAGGATTACCGATCAAAACCAAAGCGCGATGATTGATCAGCACTCCAACCAAATACGTGAGTCACTGCAAGAAATCAAGGCCAGCCTCATTCGTTTGGATAAGAAGATTGAAGACATTAAGTGAAGAGGGAAATATGGTACCCATAGCAGCTATTTTAGGCATCGGCAGCCAACTCATTGATCGGCTATGGCCAGATGAGGAAAAGAAAGCACAAGCAAAAATCGCGCTCATGGAAATGGCGCGAAAAGGTGAGCTCGAGGAATTAAGAGCGCGCGCCGAGATTATCAAAACAGAAGCGGCCAGCGAACATTGGTTGGCAGCCAATTGGCGACCAATACTGATGCTGACATTCGGCGGCCTGATCGTGGCCAGATGGTTTGGGTTCGCTGCGCCGGAACTATCTGAAGCCGAATACTTAAAACTCTGGTCGATCGTTGAGCTCGGCATTGGCGGCTACGTGATTGGGCGCTCAGCTGAGAAGATTTTGCCAGGCGTGGCGGATGCACTAAAAAAAAGGTAGATATGGACTGGTCAAAATATCCAAATTTTTCCGAGTCGGAATTTCGTTGCAAGCACTGCGGAAAAACGAAAATGCAGCCGGCGTTCATGGATAAGTTGCAGCAACTGCGAACAGCCTATGGCAAGCCCATGATCATCAGTTCTGGCTACCGGTGCCCAAAACACCCTATCGAGGCAAAGAAGGCTTCACCTGGTGCTCACGCGAGCGGACAAGCCGCCGATATCGCCGTACAAGGCAACGATGCCCACCAGGTGCTTAAGCTGGCCATGGCGGCCGGATTTACCGGTATCGGTGTGCAACAGAAAGGTGGAGGGCGTTTCTTGCATCTGGACACGTTAACCGACTTTCCTCGCCCAAATGTGTGGTCGTATTGAGTGTGTCCAAAACGTGCCCTAAATTGAGAAAAACAGGGGTAATTTGGGCGATAATCTTTAACAGGTTACTTGTGGCTGACGCTGCAACCTATTGATTAAAAAAGATTATTAATTATGCTACTTTGTGGCTCCCGGGAATCATAATCCGCAGGTCCCCTGTTCGAATCAGGGATGCGCCACCAAAGAATACAAGCTGCCCCGACACCGCAAGGTTCGGGGCAGTTTTTTTGTTCTTTTAATACGTAAGTGATTGATTTTCAATGGTATTTTTCATCTAAAATGGCTTCCATTTTAGGTTTAACGACAAGTTGCTAGACGAAGTAGCTGGTACAGAAGGCTGGTACATACACCGCCCAACAACCCGCGACATTGAACGTATAGCCACAGGAAATTTCAACATGTCGTTAAACAATACACCCTACCTTTCTACCCACCCGGAATCAAGCCAATACTGGTTTAGGCGCAGCGTGCCGAAACGCTTACGGGCGTCCATTGGCCGCCACGAAATCCGCTTCTCTTTACAAACCTCAGCCCTTCGAGACGCCGCTCAGCGCTGTCGCATGGCTGCGAACGTAGTGGACAAACTGTTCATAGAAGCCGAAGACCAGTATGAAAACGTCAAGGATGCGCTGTCAGCGCGGCTACAAGCGCTGCAGAGCGACTTCAGCGACCCTGACGCGCTGACAGCCCCGCTGGAGCGCTGGATGATTCCGACGCTACTGACTAGATACCAAGAGGCCTTGCTTGCGGGACACGAATTGCAGTGCCACGCCTTGCTGCCTCACGAGTTAAGCCCTTTGGACGCTGCTGACCCGGTCAAACGCGCTGCGCACGAAAAAGAGGAAGATGAAGCCTTTATTGCGCTTGAAACGGAAGCGGAAGAACTTCAGGAGCAACTCAAGCGCCTTGAGCGGGCAAAAACCTTCAAACGTCTCGCAATCATCGAAGATAGTGCGGCGGCTCATCTATACGCAGAGCGCCTGAGCCCGCTCACTACCGCGCCGGATGTACTTGAAGATTACAAGTTTGACCTGCTGCGCAAAGAGATTGAGGTCATCAAGCGGCTCATCGAGCGTCAAGGCGGTGCGGACATCCCCACGCCCAAAGTCCAGACCGCCTCGCCTCACCTAGTCGACAGTTGGGAAGTCATGCTTGCAACGTGGAAAAAAGAGCGTTTACCCCGGCCTAAAAGCTACGATGAAACAGTCAGCGTCTTGGGGCAGTGGCGGACTTTCCACGGGGAATTGGCGCCCACATCAATCACCGAGGAGCACGTGAATGCGTGGGTAAAGCAGCTAAAAGAAAAAAATCTGAACTTACAGACAGTCAAAAAGAAGGTTGCTCTCCTGCGCGCCGTGTTTTCAACAGCGATAGACGAAAAAGAGGTTGCCACAAAGGTGAACCCCTTCGGACTGGTCAAAGTCAAGATATCTAAGAATCATGCCAAGCAAGCAAGAGAGGCTCGTCAGCCGTTTGAAATTAACCACCTAAACTCGCTGTTCAATACCCCGGTATTCACAAAGAGCGAACTCCCTGGAAAAGGCGGCGGCGATGCGGCGTTCTGGATACCGCTGATAGCCCTCACAACAGGTGCACGATTGGAAGAAATCGGTCAGCTCTTCGTGAAAGACATCACTATGCGCAGCGACAGACTCTGGATACGCATCGCAGAGCTGGATGAAACACAACTCCTAAAGAATGAAGGAGCGTGGCGCCATGTGCCGGTCCATCCGGAGCTGCTGAAAATTGGCTTCGAGGCTTTGGTAGACAGCCGACGTGAACAAGGGCATGAGCGACTGTTTCCGCAGTTGCGTCTGAACAAATACCAGCAATACACAGCCGTCTATTCGACTTGGTTCAATGAATACCTGGACGAGCACGTCGTAGACGATTCCCGCTATACGTTCCACTCCTTCCGGCACAACATGAAGGACTTTGGCATTGAAAGCGGAGTCTCAGCACCGATTCTCGATGCTCTTATGGGTCATTCTCTTGAAGGCATGACAGACCGTTACGGAAAGAAAAGCGGTGGTCGTCGCACGTTCAGCAACCAGGCCCTGATTGAAGCTGTGGATATGATTAAATTCGACGGCGTAGATTTATCCCATCTGTACACTCAGCAGCAAAAGTCTTAATTCCCACTGTGCCCTCCTGTTTATGAAATTTTCACGTGAGGCTTACTTCAAATCAAACGTGCGCTGCAAGGCGGCCGAGCTGGCCGCCTTGGTTGTTCCGAGCACATACATCCAAATCATAGGCACAACGCCTAAGCAATCAGTTATCCTAATATCATTTACTTACAGATTAATCCGTCATGGCCCTAACCAATTGTCCTGAATGCGACTCAAGGATTAGCGATAAAGCCGCTGCCTGTCCGCACTGTGGCGCTCCGGTTGAAGAAACTCAACATAATCGGCGAGAAATAGCGGGCACGATAGATTCAACTGAAAAACTCCTTTCAAGAAAAAGGAAATCGACTGCAGCAGCGTTGCTGCTTATCGGTTCATTCGCAACGGCCATGTATATTTTGAGCGGTCCTACTGAGGGGACACCACCAATGGCACGAGCCCCAGAGAACCCATCAACAACTGAAGCTGCACTAGCGAGGCAAAAAACCGCAGATGCCATAGCAGCCGACGAAAAGAAGAAAAAAGCACAACAAGAGTTAGCCAAGGCCCAAAAAAAAGAAGCTGATGAACAGCGTACTAGAGAGCTTATCTGGATTGCAAAAGGGCAAGATAGCGTTCGGAAACTACTTAGGGACGAAAAATCTGCTCGATTTTCAGACATCTATTTTCACCGAGGTAAAGACGGATTACCGGTAACATGCGGAAAAGTGAACAGCAAAAATGGATTTGGTGGTTATGGTGGCTATCAACGATTTATATCCGGTGGAACGCCCGAATTAACCTACCTTGAAGAAAAAGTTTCAGACTTTCACATAGCCTGGAAACGACTTTGCCAAAGATGATACAAGTAAACGCAATTACCAAACTACAAATCGAAACGTCCTATGCTATCGCTAAGCAAGTACGAAGTGGTTCCTTGAGCAAAAACGAAGGTGTTCAAAAAATCCACGAACAAAGTGGCATGAGCGCTGGTTCAGCAAGTGATTACATTGAAATTTTCAAACGAATGCTAACAGGCGCTCGAACAACTCGAACTATGAATGTACCCGCTACTGATTATTACCTTACTCACATTCGCGCTGATTTTGGTGACACCGTTGCTCAAGCCGCTATAAGCTCAGTGCGACAGCACATTAACTATTATAAAGAGGTAGGCAAATCATCCCTACCGTCACTTCGTGCTCTCGTCGAGAAACATGCAACACTAGTTTCTCTGCACAACGAAGCCCAACACCTTCAAGAAGATTTCGATAGACAAGTCAGAGAGGCCCTGGCGGATGCACCAGTAGCACGGCAGCAACGCTTAAGGTTGGCCTCTAGAATTCCCGAAAAAATAGAAGTCCGCGCAGTTGTTTATAAGCGCAATCCGGACGTGGTGGCTGAGGTTCTTAACCGTGCAGGCGCCGCTTGCGAAAGATGCAAACAGCCAGCCCCTTTCAACCGTAAAACCAATGCTCAGCCTTACTTGGAGGTACATCACAAAATACAATTGGCTAATGGAGGCGAAGATACGGTTGAAAATGCAATAGGACTGTGTCCGAACTGCCACCGCGAACTGCATTTTGGCCGAGCGACAGGCCCTGATTGGAAATGAACCGTTAAGCAGCCAATAAAAAGTGGCTAACAATAGAGGCGCTTAGCCCTAAAAACGCGAAACACCTCCAAAGCTGCGGATTAGTAGGCGACGGTCTGTTCAAGGTGACTCGGCTGCGGTATGACTGAGTATCTGGTCGCACGCATAGAAATCGCCATAACCTATTGATTTAAAGAAATTATCAACGAACGGTATAATTATCCCTCTCCGAGATAATTCGGTATAACGGCACGCTAAGGGGCTGATGAGGCTTCAGATGAGCAACACAGCCATTCCGTGATGCGCGCCAGCAACTGGCTGTTCCCCAAGCCTTCTACCGGGTCGCAGGCGAGCGAGGTGTATTCCGGTGTGACTATGTCACGACGTTCATACGTGCTGTCGATGAGTAGCCATTGCTCCAGGTAATGGCTTTGCGCGTAGTGCCTCACCCTGTCTTCCAAGTTCTTTTCGCGCACTGCGAATACACCAAAAATGTCGGGGCTTGTAAATGGCATGGGCTCCAGAATGACATACGGTCGCAGGGAGCGAGGCATCTTTTCAAGCTCTCGGAGCGCTGTTGTACACAGTATGTAGCGGATGGGATGCCTTCGCGCAAGCCTAACGAGCGGCAGATACTGGTCAAAGTATCCGGTCTGGCCTCGAACAACAACAGGTTCCTCGGATGTGGAATCAAAGCGCAGCTCCCAGCTGCTCATCGTTCCTTCTGGCGCAAGAAATATATAAAAAAAAGAAGTTCTTGATTTGCTGGGACGTTTTGTTGTCACAGTACCACCTTCCGCATGGATTTCTTAATCCACTAGCTTCTCGATTGACTTGGCACTTTGCAAGAAATTTCGATTACGAAACTCCCCATCCAGGTATGTGATGATTTCGTAATCGAAAACGTTGGCGTACTTGCAACGTTACAGGACATGATTTCCCTTTTGACGTAAAAAAGGGAGAAGCAAGATGCCGATTCGCCGTCCTGCTGATGTGAGTATTGAACCGGTCGTTTTTCTACGTCCATGGCGAGTCTTCCAACTCGAAGACGGAAGTCGCCACCTGTGCGGCGGTGAAGGTCTCTTCGGTGGACGTGTCAGCTCTGCAGTGATGTCAATCGACTATCAAGCAGCAACGGCTGTTACGCAAAGCGGACGCATATACCAGCTAGTAGGAGAACCAGGTTCTGACGCTGACACTGAGTACGTCTGGAAGCGTTGGAGCGCCGGTTATAACGTGATGCACTGGACTGATGTGACCTCGGAAGTGTGGGGCAAAATCCAGGAGCTTCAACAGTCCTAG